GGGTGGGGATTGTCAGAGGTCGAACGAATGTTACGATCCGTTAACGCATATATAAAAAACCAAAACTTAATTTATGAATTGCTTGACGAGGCAAAAATTGATATTTATAAAATACAGGGGTACAACGCGTCCCTATTGACAGGAGATAGTGCCCGGATGGTTAAGGCGCAAATCGACATTACCAATTCACAAAAAAATTATATGAATGCCGTTACTATGGACAAAGAAGATGAGTATGATCAGAAGCAAATTACATTTTCGGGACTAGCTGAGATACTGCAACAGAACCGAATAGGAATTGCTGCCGACCTGAAAATGCCATTAGCTAAACTGTTTGGATTGTCAGCATCGGGATTTAGTTCAGGCGAGGATGATATCGAGAATTATAATTCCATGGTTGAGACGGAAATTAGATCGAAAAGCAAGGGTCATATCATCAAATTAATTGAAATATGTTGTCAAAAGTTATTTGGATTTATACCTAACCTGGAGATTGAATTTGAATCGTTACGGATCATGAATGAAGAGCAGGCCGAAACGATAAAATCATCAAAGCAAGATCGATATTTACATTTATATGACCGCGGATTACTAACTGAGGAGGAATTTGGGGACGCGCTGAAGACCGATAAAATCATCAATATTAAATCAGATATATTGGCGGGCAAACGAGAGCCTGAGCTACCCGAATATATTAAAGACATGGATCAAAGCATCGCGCAAGTAAGGGTACAGGGAACCAGTTAAATTATGCGGTATTTAAAACCGATAATAGCACCCAAAAAAGAGATCAAAGAGCTAGAAACCATTTTATTATGTATATTCTCAGCTATACTAAAAAAAATCCATAACCAGACATTTCAACAAGACGGCAAAAAATTTTTTAATGCACGAACCGATTATCCCAATTTAATACATGCATTACGGGATGGATTACTTATTTATGATAACGGTTTTGTCTATGGGAATTTTAATGCTTCAACGAGCCGAGCATTGCACGATTTAGGGGCACGTTATGTCTCATCAAAAAAGGCATTTGAGCTACAAGAAGAAAAATTACCAATTGAGTTATCCGCATTATTAAGAGATATAAATCAATCAAACTCGATTCAGCAAACGCGTCTATTAGAATCATTGGAAGAGGTTAATCCTATATTTAATCCGTCAATGTTAAAAGATATCCTTCTTCGCACAGTAGACAGGTTGCAGGATCAATTTATATCATCAATTAAATCTGCTGATATTAGTATTATACCCAATCTGACAGACGTAAACCGATCGGATATAGCCCGTGAATATATAAATAATTTAGAATTAGATGTCAAGAATTTCTCTGACAAAATGGTGATAGACATGAGGCAAGCTATGGTTAAGAGGCTTGAAAGCAAAGCACCAAAACGGATCAGGCTATCCGAGGTTTTAATGCACGAGTATAATATTGCGCGAAAGAAGGCCGTATTTTTAGCCAGTCAAGAGACGAGTCTTTTAGTCTCAAAATTCAGGGAATCACGATACAAGGAAATTGGAATAACAAAATATAAATGGTCAACATCTCACGATCTACGGGTTCGGCCGGCAAATCCATCTCAGGTCAAGGCCGGCGAAGATCACAAGAGCTTAGATGGAATGATATTTAGCTGGGATGATCCGCCAGTCGTGAATCATTTGACAGGGAAGCGAGCAAATCCAGGAGAGGATTACGGATGCCGATGCGTAGCACGGCCAATTTTTGAATAAAAGGAAAGGAAGAAAAAGAAATGTTAACAAGTTTTTCAGTAGCACTTGAAGCCGTCAAATCAGGAAAGATTATTCAGCGGCAATGCTGGAAGCAGTCGGACATGTCAGTTCATCTGATCCAGCTAAAAAGCGATGTAAAAGATATGGGATTCACCCCTATTTTAATGGTTAGGATGAGAACATTAGATGAGAAACAGCCGTATATATCCGCGCCTTGGAATCCGTCAATTATTGAGTTATTGGCAAATGACTGGGACATTATCATTCTAAAAGAGGTAAAAAGTGGCACTTAATCCCGCAACATTACAGGCATCACTATTATCAATATTTAACTCAGCAAAAGGCTCGCAGATGAGCGAAGCAGATTTTGCGGCGTATATGTCAAACGCAATTGACACCTACATTAAAACAGCGACGGTTATGGTAACAATCCCAGGAGCATTAGGTGGGGGGTCTGGCTTGCCAGGAACGGGGACATTATCATAATTGTTCGCCTATTTTGTTTGACTTACGTAGGACGTCTGTTAAAATGAAATTAGCATGACTGTAAAAAAGGATAAAATTCCAGAAGCGTCAGCCCGTTTTTTTTTAGAAATTGGACTTGAATCACCGGAATTGCCGGACTTTGGAGAAATACACCTGATAATACATCATAAAAAATGTATAGGATGGGATCGCATAATTGATAAAGTGCGGGTAGATAAATAATTAAATAGAATCTGATTAAATAATTAAATAGAATCTGATCGCTAATCAGATACACTGAACGCGAACTAACAAGAATATAAACTTGTTGGCTCGCGTTTTTTTTTGGAGAAAAAACGATGTTTGATGAAGAAGACGCAAAAAAGATCGCTGAAGACATTCAATATGAATACTCAGAAGATTTTTTAAAAGGATTAAACGAAGAAGCTTCCGAGCATTTTGAGACAGTAGGCGAGGATCCTTTAATCATTGGGGGTATTGTGCGCGACCATTTAAAAAAAGACCCACATTATTATACTCAAGAACAAAAACAAAACGCAAAGGATTGGGGCGAGCCATTTGATTCAGCGTTTATTGAGCCGGGGATCGCCAGTTATGAAGATATCAATCAGGGTGTATCTTTGTTGAAGAAGGACACAATTGATAAATTTGTTAGGACGTTTATAGGTCGCCCGGTAATAATTAATCATGATGATAAGTTGGCACCGGGTAATATGGAAGACAAGGCGCAGGGCTATATCCACGATGTTTATTTTTGTGCAGAGGATGGATGGTATCACGCCAGGGGGGTAATGCACGGGGATGACGGCAAAAAGAAAATTAAAGACGATAATTGGTCGGTATCTTGTGCTTACGATGCCGTTAGGAAAGACTCGAAAGGAGGCGAATGGCACGCCGCGCACTATGACAATGAAATCCTCGAATTTAGTGGAAATCATTTAGCATTAGTTGAAAACCCCAGATATGAAGGGGCGTCAATTAAATTAAATTCTAAAAAAGGAGTAAAACAAATGAAGTTTTTTCTGAAGTCAAATAAAAAAAACGAAGATAAAGAACCAGAGCAACGCATTACAGATGACAATGATCGTTTAGTCAAAATTAATGGTGAAGAAGTACCTGTCTCAAAACTGCTAAAGGAGTTCATCAAAGAAGAGGAATCCGATCCGGAGCATAAAAAAAACGATTATCTAGGTGACGACGATGAGGTCGAACACAATGGGGAAAAATATAAAGTCAGCGATCTTAAAAAGCATTATATGAAAAAAAATGAATCGGACGCGGACAAATCTAAAAAATCCGACGAAGATAAAAAATCGAATGATGATGATGAATCAAAAAAGTCAGACAAATCTAAAAAATCCGAAAAATCCGACGAAGATAAAAAATCGAATGATGATGATGAATCAAAAAAGTCAGACAAGAAAAATGATGATGACGAAGACAAGTCAAAATCAATCGAAGAAGATAAAGACCAAACAAAAAAAGAGACTATTAAATCAAACTCAAAAAAAGCAGATAAGTCTCACTTTGACAAGCTTAACCAGTTGTCAAATCAATCCGGTTCTAACGCTATTTCAGCTTACATGAGCAAAGAATCTCAGTACAAAGCTGGAAGCGAAAAATATTAAAAAGAAAGGAATAAGATCAAATGACATCAAATGCTTTTTTAAACCAGTTTAATGTCCAAAATTCCGTAGGTACTTTAGACCTACAATTATCGCCACAGTCATTATTAAGCGTACAAATTTACGCGAGTAGCGTAGCCACCGCGTTATATGTTGGTGATGTTGTACTTTTAGCGTCTGGAACCTCAGACCATTTACCAATTGTGGATCAGGTGACGGTCAATACTGTTGCACAGTTTGGAGTCATTATTTACAGCGTCAAGAAAAACACCTATGTAAAAGGCAATTACACACAAATCGCCATTGATGGAGAATATGTATGGATGGAAGCAAATACGGCAATTTCCGCAGGGGGAGCCGTTGAATGGGTTGTCGCAGACAAACAAGTTTTAACACAAAATTCTGGCAAACGTATTGGGTACGCGTTGGACGCAGCATCAGCTAAAGGCCAACTCATCCGTGTTAAATTAGATTTTCAGAAATCATAAGGAAAGGAGAAAGAATATGTCAGACCAAGATTTAAGATTAGAAGACGTCCAGCCACTACCACACATGAATCACAAACAGATTCAAAATAGTATTTCAACACAGGACTCAGCATATCAATTCACTATTGATACACTAACCCAAATCGAGAAAGATATTTTAACTCATGCAAAATTTTACGAGTTTAAAATGAGTAGCTATGTACCCGTTCGAGTAGGATATGGTGCTTTTCAACAAAATTTAATCCGGTTATTAACCGCGCCCGTTGGAGGTTCTTTTTGGGATGGGTTAATTAATACTGGGAACAATTCCAGATTGTCAAAAGTAACTACCACCGTTAAACCGATGAACGTCCCTATTTTAAATTGGGGAAAACAAGTTGGGTATAGCATTTTCGATGTATATCAAGCCATGATGTCATTAAATTTCGACCTGATCACCAACTCATTAGAAGCACGCAAGAAAGAGTGGGATTTAGGATTGCAAGAAATTTGTATGCTTGGCCATCCGACAGACACCAGCGTTACTGGTTTATTGAACAATGCAAACGTAACGCCAAACACAACTACAATTACGGATATGATCAGCACTTTAGGTGCCGATGACTTTCAAAATTTTGTAGCTATCTTGTTAGCTGAATATTTTGCCAACACCAACAGCACAACTGTCCCCAACCGATTTGTTATTCCGGCAAGTGACTATTTAGGATTAGGTGCTGCAGCATCAGCGCAATTCCCGAATATTTCCAAAATTAAATATTTGGAAGACGCTTTTAAAGTTGTTTTAGCTGGGTTTGGTATTGGCGCGGGTGATCCTGAAGAGCAATTCAAAATTCTGCCGCAGGCATATTGCGAGTTAGCTCAAATGTCAACACGCAGCGCAAATGTTTATCGTTATGCGTTGTACCGGCACAACAAAGAAACCATGACAATGAATATCCCTGTTGATTTAACAGCAACGCAATTCAACAGCCTAGATAATTTCAACTTCCAAAATGTTGGATATGGCCAGTTCACGGGAACAGCTATTTACCGCGATTTAGAAGTTATGTATTTCGACCATACTTAAACAATAAGAGGAGTCAACAATGTTAATGCAAAATGTTTCGTCTGCGCAGTATAAATTTAGTTTTGGGATGATTGATGCTGGAGAGACTTTTGAGGTTGATGACCAAGAAGGGACTCGCGTTTTGGGTATGTATCCACAAGCGTTTAAAGCAATGGAACCTTTGAAAATCAAGAAAACCGAAAAAACAGAAGTCGAGCCGGTCGAACCAAAAGCAATAATTGCACCAGTACAATTACCGGATCGCTCAGCACCCGTTTCTAAGACAAAAGTAATTACCAAGCGCGATGATAGTATTACGCAATCCGCCGGCGAGACGAAAAACAGTTAATAAAGGATGATAATGTGGCGTATACAAACCCGACTAAAGTTGATTTTAAAGCATATTTTACTCGTGATTTCCAATACGCCGCGGATCAGACAGATCCGACAAAAGTGCTTGATGCTGACATCGATAAAGCCATTAACCTGGCGGCATTAAATATCAATCAAGCACTTTTTAGTTCACAAGCAGAATACACCATTGAGTTTTTATGGTTAACAGCACATTATTTATGTAATGATCTTATGACTAGTTCACAGGGAATTAACGGGTCTTTTCCTTGGCTGACTGAATCAAAAATCGTAGGAAGTGTATCAGAGTCTTTTTCCATTCCCGACACCATTAAAAAGAACCCATACTATACCTTTTTAGCCACCACCCGATATGGAACTCATTATTTAGCAAACATTATCCCTCGTCTGATTGGAAATTTTGTTATAGCCGCCGGAACAACCACACCAGCATAATGGATATTAAATACAACACAGATGGATTGGAAAAGTTAAAAAAAGCCTTTGCAGGTCGATCCTATGTAAAAGTGGGCGTATTATCAGAGGGTGCGGCGCGTAATAACGACT